TTTTAAATTAAATATTTCAAAACCTTTTGGTGTAAAAATACTTTTATTTTCGTTGTCCATTTTTTTTCCTCTTTAAATTTTCTGTCAGTATTTCGTCAACAATTTCCTGATGCTGTTTATCATTTTTTTTATGCGATAGATCAACATAATCTACTAAAAAATCTAATGTTCGTGATACATCAATTGCACTTGTTAGAAAAGCAGTTATGTTTTTTCTTGCTATTGGTACATCAATTAACTTTGATGGACAAGTTAATTCTTCTTGTTCACGCTTTAATTCTTCTGCATAATTTTCAGCATCGTCTATTGGGTCATATGTATATTCTTCGTTACTCATAATTTTATCCTCAATTTGTGTATGTTAAATTTTTTGTCTATAATATTGTTAAATACTTATGCGGGTACTTTGTTTAAATCAACTGATTTTTCACCTGCAATTAATGAGCCATCACCATCAAGATCAGGCTCACCTCGTATAAGTAATATACTTTCGTATAAATATCTTCTAGCATATGTCATCAAAGTTCCTATTTTTTGAATTTCACGATCGGCATATCCAGTAATTTTAGATTCAAAAAACTGTCTATTTATTGAATGCGTTATCCTCATTCTATATTGAATTTTGACCTGTTTGTTTCCTTCTTCAATGTCTATCTCTGTAAAATTAGAAACCAAATTATTTTTCAACAAGATCGGCTCCACATATCTAATCATATCTTCTAATAACGTATAATGATATTTATTATATTTATGCCAGCCATTTTGCGGAATATCTATGGCTTGAATTTCTAGTCTTGCTTTTTGAAAATCACGCAAATGTAAAGTATTAAAGTCGTCGTTCTTTTCATTTTGCATCATTTCATCAAGATCAGGTATGTTGCTTTTGCTCATTTTATGCTCCTGTTAGTTAAGTTATTAATAGCCACAAAGGTAATCGTCGATAGCTTTATTAACCAATAATTGAATCTCTTTTGGTTTTAAGCCAACAATTTTCTTGTGTCTTTTTAAAAAATTACCAAGTGCAATATTATCAACTATGCCCTGTCCGATATAAAAGTCGATAAGATCCTTGGCAATTTTTATATTTTTTACGTTTTTCATTAGTGTATAATATCAAAATGGTATATATAATCAAGATATATCTATACAATCAATATATATTGTATTAATATGGCATAATGAAAGAAAACTTAGTTTTACAGATAGGAGTAAATATATGACATTTGATGAATATTTAAGAAAAACCAATACATCTGTTGCTAGATTTGCACGTAGTATTGATGTAAGTCCAGCTACAGTAACAAAGTGGAAATATAATGGTGTAATACCAAATAAAGAAGCGGTTATTAAAATACATGAAATAACGAAAGGTGAGGTATCGCCAAATGATTTTTATGGAGTGCGTAATTGAGTTTTCAAGCTATGGCATGGGCTGTTAAGCAAGATACCAATAGCCCAGTATCAAAGCTTGTATTATTGATGGTTGCGAATTATGCAGATGAAAAGGGAGAATCGTACCCCAGCCAAGAACATCTGGCGAAATTATGTCAATGTACAAGAGTTTCTGTAAATAGACATATTAAAGAATTAGAAAAACGAGGTTATTTATCAATAAAGAAAACCAAAAATGGTATGTTCGGTTACAACACCTACAAACTTAATACTGATACCTTTGTAAAAAATAGTTACATACCATGTAAAGATAGTACACACAATACTCAAGATATACTAATAGATGATCAATTTGAAAAATTTTGGGAAAAATGTATACGCAAGGTTGGAAAGAAAAAAGCAAAACAACTTTATTATAACATTATTAAGAAAGGCGAGGCAAAAGAAGATCAGCTACTTGATGCTATGCAGTCGTACAGCAAGTCTTGTGATGGTACAGACACGAAATTTATATTACACCCAAGTACATGGTTGAATCAGGCGAGATGGCAAGATAATCTAGATAATAAGACAAGAAAAAGTAAGAACTTTTTACTTGGTTAGCAAAAGGGCAGACAATGAGCAAAATTGATGGGCTATATACAGTTAAAGATTTACGAGAATCGGTTGTAGATTTATATTCTGGTAATACTAGCCAACCTTTAAATGTTGGTTACAAAGAATTGCAAGAGCTGTATAAAGTTTCACGTGGAACATTTCATGTGTGGACTGGGGTACCAAACCATGGCAAATCTTCTTTTTTGGCAGATATAATAATGCAAATGGCAAATATACACGACTGGAAGTTTTGTTTATTCTCACCAGAACACAGCATGGCAAACAATATAAAGCGATTGTGTGAAAAATACATGCAAAAACCATTTGATTATGGAATGCAAGACAGAATAACAAAAGAAGAACTAGGAAAAGCGTTGGCTTTTATTAACGAACACTTCTTTTTTATTGATAAGGCAAATGAAAGCCCAGACATTAAATGGCTTTTAAATGTCGCAAGACAAGCAAAAGATTTATACAATATTGATGGTCTTGTGATAGATCCATATAACGAGATAAACCCTGTAAGACAAGGAAATTTACGAGAAGATGAACATATTAGTAATGTTATCTCCGATATAAAAAGATTCAACAGGGAAACACAATGCGTTACTTGGCTTGTGGCACACCCAACAAAATTACCGAGAGAACAAGACGGCACATATAGGGTAGATGGGTATTCAATTTCTGGAAGTGCACATTTTTCAAATAAAGCAGATTTAATTGTTGTAATTCAGCGTATTTTTGATCAGGAAAAAACTCTTTTTCAAGTTAGAAAGGTACGAGAAGCAGATTTATATGGAAGTATTGGCGAGGCAGAATTTAGATGGAATAACAAAACAAGGTCATTTGACCCTTTACAATGGAGTAACAAAGATGAGTGATATAACGATACACATAAATATATGTACAGATAATGATGCGTTTAATCATGCAGAGAACGTTGAATTAATTAGAATTGTTCAAAACGCAGTACAATTTGTTAATGCAAAAGATAATATAAGGCGTAAATTATTTGATGCCAATGGCAATCGTGTTGGTCAAATAAAAACGTTTGTTGATAAAGAGTACGAATATGACAGATAAAATAATACAATGAGAGGCGATAATGAACGATGAAGAAATTAGAGAAATAGCTAATAAACTTAGCACAAATGATTTGCAAAGACTTGTAGAACTTACAAAAGAAAGATTTTTTGTATTTGTTAATATTAAAGGTAGATCAGAATGCTTTGATTTACACAAAGAATACCCATTTGTTATAAATGGTACTCAAATACAAATCAATCTTGAAGAAGATGGGGAAAATTAAATGTTTGCAAAAGTGGTAAAAAAATTATGGCAAGGCAAATATTGTAGTATAAGAGATTATGAACTAGAAAAAGCAATAAAAAATGGTGGGTTAAGTTTACATTATAATGGCAAAATTATGACAGTTTGCCTTGATGATTTATTAAAGTTGAAACCATCAGGAAATGCAATACAATCTAATTTTAAAGGTACATATCGTTTGGTAGATATAAAATTTAAACCAGATGCAGATAATAAAGTACAAAAACAACTTTTTTAGGGAGCAGAATATGAATGTAAAAGAAATACCAATTGATGTTGTAAAGCCTTACGAAAATAACCCACGCATAAAAGAAAATATCGACAAGGTTGCAAGATCAATAAAAGAATTTGGCTTTTTACAACCCATTGTTGTAGATCAAAACAATGTTATTGTTGTTGGTCATAGTAGATACGAGGCATCAAAATCTTTAAATATTAAAAATATACCAGTTTTGAAAGTCGGTGTTGGTACAGAGCAACCACTTTCTCCAGAAAAAATAAAAGCATATCGTATTGCTGATAATAAATTAAATGAAGGTAGCAATTGGGACTATGGTTTACTGCATAGAGAGTTTGGAGATTTGCTAGATGTGAATTTTGACTTGCAAAAACTTGGTTTTGAAACTAACGAACTTGAAGCGATTATAACTTTTGATGGCAATACCGATATATATAAAGCATCAGAAGCATTTGAAGAATGGAATGAGATGCCAACATTTGAGCATGACAATAACAAACCATATAGAACATTATATGTTCATTTCTATACTGAAGAACAGGTACAAAAATTCTCAAAACTTATTGACCAGCCAATAACTGAAAAGACAAAATATCTATACATACCACCATTAGAAAAAAAGGTAATGAAAGATAAGGAATATGACAAAGAGTAAATATAAGTACAAAGATAAAAATTTTATTGTAAGAAACGAAACGTCAGATAGTTTTGTGGTTAGAGAAGTATTATCTGGAGCATATAATAAATTAAATTTAAAAAAAAATGATGTATGTTTAGATATTGGTTTAAACATTGGTGCATTTAGTGTTTATGCCTCAGATAAATGTAAATTAATTATTTCTTACGAGCCAGACAAAGAAAATTTCGAATTGGCTGTAAAAAATTTGCACATTAATAATTGTTATAATGTAAAACCATTTAATTATGCTGTAACAGGTACAGATGAAGCAATACGTTCTTTTTCGGTTAATGTAAAAAAAAATAAAGGTGCTCATTCTTTAATTCCAAAGAAAGGCAGAACGCAATCTTTGGTAAATTGCATAAATATAAATAAAATAATACAAAAATATAACCCAACAGTAATGAAGATAGATACCGAAGGCGCTGAATATGAAATATTAAAATCAATTAATAATTTTGATAATTTTAGAGAGTTAATATTTGAATTTCATCATGCACACCTTGATGATATAAAAACAAGAGTAAAGTATAAAGATATAATAAACCATTTAAAAACTAAATTTACATCTGTTGATTATAGAGCAGAAACAAAAGGCGCATGGGTAACAAATGTCTACTGTAAAAATGAAAGATAAACCAAAATTTCCAATATATATTCCAAGTAAGGGACGATACGAAAAAAGACTAACAGCAGATTATCTTGACTACATGAAAGTACCTTATCGAATTATTGTAGAGAAACAAGAATATAAAAATTATGCAAACTATGTAGATAAAAAAAAGTTGCTGGTGCTAGATAAAAAATACCAAGACGAATATAACACATGCGACCAATATGGTGATACGAAAAGCAAGGGACCAGGAGCAGCCAGAAATTTTGCTTGGGAACATTCTATCAGCGAGGGCTTTACTCATCATTGGGTTATGGACGATAACATCAAGTCATTCAGACGATTTAACAAAAATACAAGAATTAAAATAAAATCTGGTGTTTGTTTTGTTGTTATGGAAGATTTTGTACTTAGATATACAAATATTGCTATGTCTGGACCAAACTATATGTTTTTTGTAGTAGATCAAGCTGGTGCTGACTATGGACCATTTACAATTAATACCAGAATTTATAGTTGCAATCTTATTAGAAATGATGTGCCTTTTCGTTGGCGTGGTAGATATAACGAAGATACAATTTTATCATTAGATATGCTTAAAGCTGGTTGGTGTACTGTACAATTTAATATATTTCTACAAGAAAAATCTAATACGCAAACAGTAAGAGGTGGAAATACAAAAGAGTTTTACGAAAAAGAAGGTACCTTGCCAAAATCAAAAATGCTTGTGGCTGTTCAC